GAACCGTTATTTCAGTGACGCATGGGCCTTGTCAGAGGACGAGAACCATAACCAGATTGTTGTCATCGATGTTGAGAAGGCCAAAGAGGTCTGGAAGCGTCGTATGAGAGAAGCAAGATCACCTCTAATGACCAAGCTGGATGCAGATTACTTTAGAGCCTTGGAAACACAGGACACAGCTAAGGCTACCGAGATTGCTACTAAGAAGCAGCTACTAAGAGACGTTACCAAACTACCTGAATTACTTAATGCAACTACCGTGGAAGAGATTGAAGCAGTTTGGCCCGACTATCTAAAGGGATAAAATGGCATTAACATTTCCATCGTCACCAGTTGACGGTCAGTTATACATCGATTCCGGAACTGGTAATCGATACATCTATGACTCCGGTAAGGGGTTGTGGAAGTATGCGTCTAATAACGTTGGTATGACTGTTGGTACCGCACCACCACCATCTGCCTCCGTCGCTCCTGGTGCTATGTGGTACAACACCAATACTGGTAGAACATTCATACTATATGACGATGGCGACTCCAGACAGTGGGTAGAAAACGTTCCTGCGGTTGGTTCTTTTGATAGTTCTACCGTAGCTGGATATGCTAATGCTGCGGTATTGCCAGCGGTTACACCAGCATTTGATAAGGCCAATACCGCTCTTGCTAATACAAGTGGTGTTTGGTTCGGCGGCAATTTATCCGTATCTGGTACATTTGGTGTTGGTACATCAACTGCATATGGTAAGTTTAACGTAGTCGGTGGTAGATCGTTTCAAATTGCCAATAATGAAGTATATGCATTAGGTCTTGGGTATCATTCGTCAACTGGTGGATACTATTATCTTGGTGCATCTAATAGTGCCACACCTGATTTGGTTTTTAGTCAAGTCGGCGGCTCAGAGCGTATGCGACTAACAAATGCCGGTAGTCTTGGTATCGGCACATCATCACCTAACGATAAACTGACGGTGTATGGCGCAAGCACAGTCTATTCCGATACTGTCAGTGGTGGCACCTCAGGAACAAATTCCGATTGGGCATATCATAAAGTGACAGTTGGTGGTACCTATTCTGGCTCCGTATATAATCTGATATATGGAGGTGGTATAGCCTATACTTACTATTCCGCTAATAATGGACAGTATTGGGTAGGCACATCACAACAATCACCATTGATACTTTATACTAATAATGCGGAGCGTTTGCGTATTACTGCTAATGGTAACGTAGGTATTGGCACATCATCACCTACAGGAAGATTAGATGTTGCTTCTCGTGGTATTACTAAGGGTTCTATGCCTGCTGGTTCAATTCTACAGGTGGTGTCTGCTAGAAACGGAGACTTTTTTAGCACAACATCTACATCATGGGTAGACATCACTGGTTTATCAGTCAACATAACACCCACATCATCAACAAGTAAAGTTTTTGTTATGGTTTCGTTCGGTAGAGCAACTACCAGTGCATATAACCTTGACTTCGCATGTAGTATTAGAGTTTTGGCCAACGGATCAGATGCACTAAACATCAACGGTAATAGTAGTGGTAGCAGAGAAAAAGTTGCTATGGTTATTAACGGACTGGCATTTAATGCTGATCATTCTCCAGGAGGATTCGGTTGTTCCGGATTAGAATCTCCCGGAACAACTTCTACGGTGACATATAAGGTACAAGTAAGAGTTCAATCTCCTGCGTTCAACATGAATGGCAGCCCTAACAATGTCGACAGTGGATCAACATATCACGGTAGAAGCGCATCATCAATTACTGTATGGGAGATAGCACAGTAATGGCACTATCATTTCCTAACTCACCTACTGACGGAGAACTTTACACAGACACCACATCTGGCAATCGCTGGGTGTGGGATTCTGCTAATACTGTCTGGAAGTCAACGTCAACATTCACACAGACAATCACTGTGTCATCTACGCAGCCTGGTTCTCCTGTAGTTGGACAGTTGTGGTGGAGTCAGGATTACGGTCGTCTGTTCGTCTATTATAACGACGGCAACTCCAGTCAATGGGTTGAAGCAAATCCGGCTGACCAGACGGCTGGTTTGGTGTTCAATACTGCCAATGCTGCATACGGTAGAGCAAATACAGCTTTGCAGAATACGAGTGGAACGTTTGCTGGTAGTCTGACTGTCAGTGGCAATACAACTATTATTGGACAGACAGGACAAGTTGTAAATCCTCTTAAAATCAGATTTGCTAATGATTATCCTGGTGCTGGTGGAGCAAGTTCAAACACCGCTGACAAGATGAAGCTGGTGTTTTATGACAACTCACCAATTGATATCTATAGCATTGGTGTTGGTCCATCCGCTGATATGCAGTATCATGCCTATCAGGGTACAGGAAATGGAAGTCATAACTTCTACACTGAAAACCTAAACAGAATGAAGATCGATGGGTCTGGTCGTGTTACTAAACCATATCAACCATATTTTAAAATGAGACCCTCATGGTCAGAAGGAACCACTTACAACGATGGTACAGTCATCGCTTTTGGAACGTCGGTAACCAATAATGGCGGACATTTCAATACATCAACATATAAATTTACCGCACCGATTGCAGGTCTATATTGGTTCGATGTATGTTTTCTAACGCAGAGTAGTACCGCCATTGCAGACATTAGATTGTGGATTAATGGAGCAAATCCTGATATATACGGTGGTTATTCAGGTAACTGGACTGGACACAAACAAGCCAAGATCACACACATAATCTATCTTAGTGCCGGCGACACAGTTGATGTTAGACCTGGTGGTAGTGGTTCAACTACATTAAATGCATCAGGAATGCACAATTGGTTTCAAGGATATCTATTAGGCTAAAAGGAAACAAACATGACAACTTACACAATTACTTACACTGAAACAGAAACCAAGGCTATGGAGTATGCCGCTGCCGACGTTAATGAATGGATTCAGAATGCCGCACATGAAAGAGCCCGTATTGCTATTGACGAAATCGTCCAGATAGCAGTAGCAAAGTTCTTAGAACAAGGTCTTGGTATTCCAGGATCAAAAGATGAAATCGTAGCCGCTGCATTTGCTAATGGTTGGGTTAAGACCGCAGCGCAACGTAATGAAGAAGCAACTACACTACCAACAGGATAACAAATGGCATCGTTAGACTTTCCATCTAACCCAGTAGATCAACAGCAATATACACTTAACGGCATTGTCTATTACTACAATGCCTCTGTAGGTGCTTGGTTGACTGTTCTTACATCAAAACTATCTGACACATCATCTAATACACAGGTGATGTTTAATGATGCTGGAATTTCTAATGGTTCACCTGGTTTGGTTTATAATAAGGTAGCAAACACTCTTACAGTTAGAAATATAATATCAACTGGTAATGTAGGTATTGGCACCACTTCACCTACATCTAAATTGGACGTTGACGGCGCTATAAATACTTCAAGTACCGTCACGCTGGCCGCTGTTCCTAACTACAGAAACACACCAAACATCGCCAGTAATTACACTATCTCTAACACATATAACGAAATGAGTATTGGTCCTATAAATATCGCTAACAACGTCACTGTGACAGTGGATAATAACGCAAGCTGGGTGATTATATGAGTACCTTAACAGTTCAAAACCTTAGAGGTGTTTCGCCTACAAACCGTATTACTGTTCCTACTGGACATAAGTTGTATGCTCCAGGTGGCGTAGTTCAGGTAGTTCAAACTGTAAAGACTGATGCCTGGTCAACGTCATCAACCACACCGGTTGATATAACAGGTATGTCTCTTGCCATTACACCAACATCTTCAAATAGTAAGATTTTGGTTGTTATCGATCTTAAATGGTCAATTTATGCTCATGGTGATATCTATTTGAATAGAAATGGAACAAAAATATACTATGGTGATTTATATGGAAATCAAACACAGGCTTTGTTTCACGCTTATGGTAATGGTGGTCCGGGTGACTATGGTTTGAACTATGGTCATGCCATGTATCTGGACAATCCTGCAACCGCAAGTTCTGTAACGTATAGCTTACAGGCTGCTGTTCCTTGGTCATCATCATATGCCATTGCCGTAAACTACATGAGACCTAATGAAAACAACGCATATAATGCCAGAGTTGCCTCAAGTATCACACTAATGGAGATTGGTGTATGAGTACCTTAAAAGTCGATAACCTTGACGCAAGAACAGGAACAACCATTACGGTTCCTTCTGCCACCACTATGTATCTACCTGGACATATCATTCAGGTTGTTAATACTTATTTGAAGAATCCTTTCTCTCAAAGTCTTCCCGCATCATATAATACATATACAGATGTTACAGGTCTAAGCGCATCTATAACACCCAAAAGCGTTAATAGTAAGATTTACATGACTGTCAGATGGTTCGGAGAGTTTTCTTCACAAGGCAGCACACAAAATGTATGTTGGAATATAAAAAGAAACGGAACATTGATAGGACAGCCGCCGCAGCCCGGTTCTTTACCTATAGGCATTCATATGGCAGCCATCGCTTATACTGGAGAGAATGCGGATTCAACACCTGAAACGTGTTTTTATGATTATTACGATTCTCCGGCAACAGTTTCATCATTAACATATCAAGTAACGGTCAATAGTAGCGATAGTCTTACTATGTATACCAACCGATGTGTCAATGCCACTACCAGTAGTAGTTATGAAAGAGGAACAAGTTCAATCACACTATTCGAGATAGCAGGTTAAGATATGCCAGGTATTCTAAGAGTAGACCAAGCAAACGTTGATTATATTTACGCCAAGAGTTCTGGTTCAGGTGTTTATATACCTGGTCATATACTACAAGTCAAAAACACCAATGCAAACTATTCTTGGGGTTCTTGGGGTAGTCAGTCGGAGATGGATATGTCTTGGATGGACGTGCAGCTTACTACAAGAGGAACAAACAGTTCATTCTTCATCTCTGCACAGTTTAATTCGGATGATACTAACAGTGCCGCTTTTGGTGTTGGTCTTGGTGTTAAGTATTCGACAAACGGCGGAGTAAGCTGGACAGTTATTCGATATCCTGCATTACATGAAAATTATAATGCTGTCGCTATCGATAAGTATTATGTTAGCAGTATGAATATGTCATCCGGCGCTTTAGGTATTGCTGTTGGAACTTCAGTAACATTTAGATGTTCGGCACGTTTCAACAACTCTAACGCACAACACTTCGGTGGTAACGGTGGTACTTACTACGCACAAATGCATACTGTAATGGAGATTGGCACATAATGTATAGCATCGATGACCTAACCGAAAAGATGATTAGAAATCTAAAGTTCAATGCTATTAGATCATTGAAACCAGGTGCTCAGTTTGCTATCAGTTCTGAAGGTGTAGTTACTTTCCATGATGGTAATGTTCTATCGGATGCTGATATTGAGCAAGAAATGAATAGACTTAGTGATTTGTGGTACTCTTATGAGTATGCCAGACTAAGAGCGAATGAGTATCCAGATATTAGAGATTATATTGACGGAATTGTTAAAGATGATCAGGCACAGGTACAAGCATACATTGATGCTTGTCTGGCTGTTAAAGCAAAATATCCAAAGCCATAAGAGGAAATTATGAAAGACTTAACAAAAGCATTAGCATCACTATATCAAGATGCACAGTGGGTTCTTAGCGGCGACTCATATGACGGTCTTGACTGGCTACCAGGTAATACAAAACCAAAACCATCACTGGAAGAGTTAGAAGCGGAAGCCGATAGATTACAGGCCGAATGGGAAGCCAAGCAGTATCAGCGAGATCGTGCTAAGGCTTATCCATCACTGGCTGACCAGATGGATATGCAGTATTGGGACAAGATCAACGGTACCACGACATGGGCAGACGCCATTCAAGCGGTTAAAGATAAATACCCAAAACCGTAAGATAAATAGGATACTATGCCATTAAATTTTCCGTCATCACCAGTAGATAAGCAGATATACGTTTACGCCTCAACAGGGGCGCAGTATGTATATGATGCTGCTAACACCAGATGGACCACCAACACATTCATTTCAAATGTGGTGAGTGGATATTATGGTTCTGCCTATGACACAGCCAATGCGGCTTTTGATACTGCTAACAATGCTCTACCTAACGTTAGTAATGCAGTATTCAACGGTAATCTAAGAGTTACTGGTAATCTGCTAATCGGTACCAATACAGTAACGATTAGAGACAATCATATTATATCGGCCGAATACTTCCGTATGAACACAGCCAACCACATGGTTGTGATTCCTGACGGTAATAGAGTAAATACACTATACACACTGGTCAACACATCTTATGATTCCGCCAATAGTATTGCCAGCGGTTCAATAACCATCAATAACATTTCATTGTCCGGTAACATCAACCCAGGCACCGTTAGTGTTGTATCACAGACCTTGACCGATTCCGCCAATATCTCATGGAACATGGCAACGGCGGCCGTGGCTTCTGTTACATTAGGCGGTAACAGATATATGAACGCACCAACCAATCTCAAAGTCGGCACTCTTGTTCTACATGTCAATCAAGACGGGTCAGGAAACAGAACATTAGCTTGGAGTCCAGTATTCAAATGGCCAGCTGGTGTAGCACCGGTATTGACCACAACCGCCAACAGAAAAGATATCTTCTCATTCATTTGTGACGGAACAAATCTGTATGGTTCATACTTACCAGATGTAAGATAAATACTCAAAACATAAGGTAAAGAAATGTCACTTAACAAACCTGCTAACAAAGAAGAACTAAAAGATTTTTGCCTAAGACAGTTAGGCTACCCTGTCATCCAGATCAACGTGGATGATGAGCAGGTTAATGACGCCGTGGAACTGGCTTTTGAGTATTGGAACGAGTTTCACTTTAATGGTACTGAGCGTACCTATGTCAAGCACCAGATTACCACACAAGATCAGGCTAACCGCTATATTACAGTTTCAGAAAATCTAATCGGAGCAACCAGAGTATTCAAGGTCGGTCAGAATAAGATGGCCATGAATATGTTCGATCTTCGTTATCAGCTACGTTTGAACGATCTATGGGATCTTTCATCAACCTCATATGTTAACTACTCTCTAACAATGCAGCATTTGGCTACATTGGATCTAATCTTTACCGGTGAGACTCCAATCCGTTTCAATAGACTTACCGATAAGCTATACATTGACTGGGACTGGAACACAGACGTTCAAGCCGCCGAGTTTATTATTGTAGAAGGCTTCGTTGTTACCGATCCTGACACATACACCAGAGTATGGAATGATCGACTTTTGAAAAAGTTAGCTACCGCTTACATACGCAAGCAATGGGGACAAAATATGTCGAAATTTGACAAAATGCAACTTCCTGGTGGAGTTACTATGCGAGGTGTAGATATCTATAATGAGGGTATGAGTGATATTGAAAAAACAGAACAAGAAATAAGGAATACTTACGAGGCGCCGCCATCGTTCCTCGTCGGATGATAACCTACAAAGATATGTGGAGGAAGTAACTTTACTAAATAGTTATATCCAATAGGAGGATATAATATGACAATTTATCATAAACACCACATCATACCTAAACATATGGGTGGATCAGATGAACCGTCTAATCTGATTGAATTGACCGTAGAGGAACACGCCGAGGCACATAGAAAACTTTATGAAGAACACGGAAACGAGTATGACAAAATTGCCTGGTTAAGTTTGACAAAGCAGATAGATAACGCAGAAGCAAGAATAATGTCAGTGATAGAGTGGAATAAGAATAGAGTCATATCAGACGAAACAAAAGAAAAAATGTCTAATAGTATGAGACAATACTATTCTGACCCTGAAAATAGAAAAAAGTCGTCAGTGGCAACAAAAGCTGGTATGAAAGTTTGGTGGGATAACCTATCAGAAGAAGAAAGACAAGACTGGATTTCAAGTTGTCATAAACGTCCTGAAGGATGGACAGCTCCAAGCGGATGGACCCTGTCAGACGAAACAAGAAATAGGATGAAAGGACCTAGAGATCCGTATGGTCCTCAGTCTACAGAACATAAAAATAATATAAGCAAAAATCGTAAAGGTAAAGGAACAGGCGAAGAAAACGCAATGTCTAAAGAAGAAAATAGAAAAAAAGTAGCCCAATCAAAGGTAGGTAGAAAGCGTGTCTATCAGCCTGACGGATCATTTAAGTATCTATTTCCTAGCGAAATAGGAGGCTAACATCGCCATAAACAGATATTTTCAAAATTTTCCAGGTAAAAATCGCTTTAACAATGAGCATCATCTCATGGAAGATGTTATTGTCGAATCCATTGAAATAATGGGGCATTCCGTCTATTATATTCCCAGAGAGTCATTTGACGAAGGTGATATGATCTTTGGTGAGTATGCCAAGTCAAAATTTGAAAAGGCATATTCAATCGAGGCTTATCTTGCTAACGTCGAAGGCTTTGAAGGCGATGGTGACTTTTTCTCCAAGTTTGGTTTAGAGATTAGAGATACCTCAAACTTTGTTATCTCTCGCCGTTCATTTGCTCGTGGTCTTCCTACCGTATTGCGTGTCAGACCACAAGAAGGTGACCTGATTTATGTTCCGCTAATGCATCGTATGTTTGAAATCAAGTTCATTGAAAAGAAGCTAATGTTCTACTCTCTAGGCAATAGAGAGCCATACATTTACGAAATGCGTTGCGAACTATTCCGCTTCTCAGAAGATGCCATTGATACTGGTGTTAAGGAGATTGATCAGATTGAGGAAGAAAACAGTTATACTCTAAGACTAAATCTGGCTACATCCGGTGTTGGTAACTTTAAAGACGGTGAGATTGTTTACCAGAGTACCGACGGAACATGGGCAAACAATACTGCATATGCCGAACTTGGTGAGTGGTATAAGGCCAACGGTACTATGTTCATTTACGGTATCACCGGTAACTTTACCGCCAACGCCGTATATGGTAACACCTCTCTCGCACAGTTCACAGTCAATAGTGTATCAGATGAAAGAAGTGATTATGTTAAATTTGATATCTTTGACAACAAAGACTTTGACACTGGCGCAGATTTGATCCTTGATCTATCTGAAACTAATCCGTTTGGAACACCATAATGTTAGGTAACGCACATTACTATCATCAGCTAACCAAGAAAGCAGTCATCCTTTTCGGTAGACTGTTTGATGATATCTCTATAATTAGAAAGAATGATCAGACCGGTGCAGAGGTCAACCGATTCCTTGTGCCTATCATCTATTCACCAAAAGAGAAGATGGTAACTCGTGTCTTTTCTGATCCAGACCTAACAAGACAGCTTCAAGCTATTCTACCACGTATGGGATTTGAAATCTCTGGTATTACTTATGATGCCTCTAGAAAACAGAATAGTCTACTGAAAGCATCAAAGCCAATTACCGGTGGCACAACCGCATCTTCCGCTTATATGGGTGCTCCATACGATCTAAACTTCCAGCTAACTGTTTATGCTC